TGTTTACGAGGCAACTGGTTACTATGCACAGAACTACATCGCCAATGGATCACAATGGCAGCTACTAATGGGTGCATCAGATACAACAGGTCGCCCAATTTACTCAGCATCACAACCAATGAACGCAGGCGGTTTGACTCAACCGGGTTCAATTCGCGGTAACGTACTTGGCCTTGATCTTTATGTGGACAAGAACTTTGCAGCAACTACAACAGTCGATGACTCAGCAATCATTCTTGCGCCTGAGGCATTCACCGTTTACCAGTCACCACAGGCATATATGTCTGTGAATGTTGTAAGCAACCTACAGGTACAGGTAGCGATCTATGGCTACATGGCAACAATTGCCAAGATGCCAAAGGGAATTATCCGCTACAACTTTACCTAAGAAATAACCCTAATAGTCGGTGGGCGATTAGCCCTTTCGCCCATCGACCCCTACTAAGTAAGGAGTACCGATGCCAGCTAGTTACGTTACCGTAGCCGAGCTACGTGCCAATTTAGGTATCGGTACTCTTTACTCAGATAGTACGGTCGAGGAATGCTGCCAAGCTGCTCAGGATCAAATCAACAGTTTCCTTTGGTTTGATTCTGCGCCAGTAGTGGGTACTGCATTGGTAAGCAACGTTGCGACAGTAATGTTGGCCAACCCCGGATTATTTACAACAAACGAAAGCGTGACCATATCCGGGGCTGGTTCGACATTTAACGGCACATACACAATTACTGCCACGTTGCCATTTAGCACAGGCACTACAAATTTATTGCCAGCATTTAATATGAACTTAAACTATTACCAGCAACCACAGGGTTATAGTTTTATTCAATACGCCAAAGTTGCAGCTGATGAAAACTTTAGGCGCGTAGTGCCATCAGGCGCAGCTGTAGGTGCTGATACAAAGACAGCAACCTACGTTAATACTGCAAGCGTTCGACAAGCTGCGATGATCTTGGCCGTAGATATATGGCAAGCACGTCAGGTATCCCAGACAGGCGGCGTAGGACTTGATGGCTTTAGCCCATCGCCTTACCGCATGGGTAACAGCATGATAGGCAAAGTACGCGGCCTATTAGCCCCGTACGCTAGCCCGAATAGCATGGTGGGGTAAATGCCTACGGCAGCTATTACAACCCTGCGCAGCACCATTGCAACGGCTTTAACCAATAACGGCGTATGGTCAGTCTTTGCCTACCCACCAGCGACAATTCTCGCTAACAGCTGCGTGGTATTACCGGCAGACCCATATCTGACACCTAGCAATAACAGCTATATAACTATTTCGCCTATGGCTAATTTTAAGATTTTGCTAACCGTGCCTATGTTTGACAATCAGGGCAACCTGCAGGGCATTGAGGATTTTATTGTTGCAGCCTATACAAAACTAGCTGCATCCAACCTTGTATTTAATATAACCAGCGTTAGCGCGCCCGGTGTATTAAATGCTGATAGCGGCGACTTGCTTACCGCTGAGTTCACCATATCCATACTATCGAGCTGGAGTTAAAACCATGTCATACACAGATGAGGATATTGCCTTTTTAATCAAAATTGGGCAGATCACAGAAGCACCAGTAAAAGAAACAAAAACCAAAGCACCCGTAACCGAGAAAATCGAGGAATAAACAAATGGCCGTATATTTAAATAATACAGTCGTTGTAACTCTTAACTCAGTAGCACTTACTGATCATGTTACATCGGCAACTATCAACCGCGTGTTCGATGAACTCGAAGTAACTGCTATGGGCGATACAGCTCATAAGTTCGTTAAGGGTTTAGAGGCAAGCACAATTACTTTAGATTTCCTAAGCGACACAGCAGCAGCAAACGTGAACGCAACTTTGCAAGCCGCGTGGGGTACAACAGTACCTATTACGCTAAAGCAAACAAGCGCAGCGGTATCAGCTACTAACCCGCTATACAGCACTACAATCCTAGTTAATAACACAACCGATATTAACGGCGCAGTAGCAGACATCGCTACACAATCAATTACATTTACTTGTAATTCACCAATCGTAATTACAACTACCTGATAAAAACCAAAGGGGCTAAAGCATGGCTAAGTTAAAAGTAACAAAGGTAGATGGCAACGTATCTGAGCATCAGATAACACCATCTATTGAATACGCGTTTGAGCTGTACGCAAAGAAAGGTTTTCATCGCGCTTTCCGCGAGGATGAGAAGCAAACCGATGTGTACTGGTTAGCGTGGGAATGTTTAAGAGCTGCAGGCGATACCGTGCCAATGTTCGGCGCAGAGTTCTTAAAGAGTCTTAAAAAGGTAGAAGTTTTAGACGATGACCCGGAAGCATAGGGCGTGACTCGTTTACTTACTTGATCGCACGGATCAGTTTGGAAACGGGTATCGCGCCCAATGATTTACTAGCACTAGATAGACAAATGCTTAACACATTACTGCAGGCGATGAAAGATCGGAATAAGGAGATCAAAGATGCTCAAAGTGGAAATACGCGGAAACGCTGATCTGCGCAAAGCCTTACGTACCTTTGCCCCTGATCTTGAAACGGCTTTGCGAACAGAATTAAACGCGGCTTTAAGACCTGTAGTAAAAAAGGCTCGCGGATTTGTACCTAGCCAATCCCCTATGAGTGGATGGCAGGCACGATCTTTTTCTGAGGCACGATTTCCAATATTTAATTACAACACAATTACTCGCAATATCGTGTTAGAAAATAGAGTAAGCAAACGCGACAAAAACGGTTTTACATCGCTGGCAAGAATTGTAAATAAATCACCAGCTGGTGCGATCTATGAAACTGCTAGACGGCCGCAAGAATGGGTAGGCCCTAGTGCATCGGGTGCATCTAAAGGCGTTAGCCGATCAGTAAACCCTAAAGCAGGTGCTAAATTTATTGAGAATTTAGGGTCAGTCACATCAAGCTTAAAAGGTCAGGGCCGATTTATATTTCGCGCATGGGCCGAAAGCCGTGGCGTAGCGGAAGGCGCAGCTAACAAAGCCATAGATAAAGCAACTAGAGAATTTTACAAAAGAAGTCAAAAGCAATCATTTAGTAGGGCTGCCTAATGGCATATCCGGATATTAAATTAGGTTCAAGTTTTGATGCTAAAGGTTTTAAGCAGGCCGAAACAGCAACTCAAAAACTTACAAAAAGTGTTAAGTCACTTGCTGGTGCTTTTGGTTTAGCTTTTAGTGCCAGAGCCATAGTCAATTTTTCTAAAGCATCTGTCAGAGCTTTCGCCGAGGATGATGCCGCAATAACCGTTTTACGGCAAAACTTAAAAAACTTAGGCTTGGCTTATGAAAGTGCAAATGCTGAGAACTTTATAGGCAATCTTGAAAAACAAACAGCTATTTTTGATGATGAACTAAGACCAGCCTATTCAAAGTTAGCAAAAATTACATTATCCGCGGCTAAGACTCAGGAGTTAATGGCCTTAGCGGTTGATCTAGCTCGATCTAATAGTGTGCCATTCTCAGATGTCATTAACACTTTATCCCGTGCTTACGTTGGCAATTACAAGGGGTTAAAGCAATTAAACATAGGCTTAACTGATGCTGAGTTAAAGACAAAGAGTTTTGCCGAAATACAAGCAATTCTTATAAAGCAAAGCAAAGGTGCTGGTAAAGCCTACATTGATACCTTTGCTGGTTCTATTGATAAATTGTCGGTGGCAGCGGCTAACGCTAAAGAGATTATAGGTGAAGGCTTAGTTGATGCATTTGTTGATTTAGCCGGTAATGGTGACATAGAAAAAGCTACAGATAACGTAATTAGTTTGGCTACAGCTGTAAGTGATTTATTAAAAGATTTAGATAAATTAACATTACTTGATTATTTTGGCGTTTTTCTTACTGGCAGTATTACTCAAGAAACGTTTGATAAATTAAACGTTAAGCCCGGTGGCGGTTTTACTGATTCACAAAATGCTGCTCGGCTTGCTGCTCAGAAAAAAGCTGCTGCTCTTGCTGCCGCTGCTGCTGCAAAGGCCGCCGCTGCTGCAAAGGCCGCCGCCGCTGCTAAAGCTGCTGCTGAGAAAAAAACATTGGCAAATGAAAAGGCCAGAGCCGCGCTAACTAAGGCTGCTGCTGTATTTGACCTTAATAAGATTCAGATAGCAGCAGCCCTTAAAACTACCTACGATAGAGATGAACGCTTACGCCTATTGGCTATGCAAGCTATTGAAAATGATAACGGCGCAGCAGCACTTGAATACATTAAACAATTAAATTTACTTACTACTGAGCAGCAAACTAACAAGTTAGCCGGTATTTATAGCATTACCGAAACTGAATTAAGTTCAATTAATAAACTATTACTTGATGAGTTAGAACGCATTAGAACTACAGAAATGGCCGAAGAAGAAGCTGCTTTAGCACGACAAGCAGCCTATGAAAAATACAATGCTGCAATAATTCAATCAGGTGGATTAGCTGAGGCTAATTTTTATACTGAGGAAACTCAAATAGAATTACTACAAATTTCTAAACTAGCTGCTTTAGATAACGTTGCAGCGGCACAAGCAGCATACGATATTCTTAATTACGATACACAAACTGAAATTATCAAACGTATTGCTGCTACTCAAAAACTAGCAGATGAAGCCAAGATTAATGCCTTGAAAGAATACTTGGCTTTACTGGGTAGCCCTATTGGAACGCCTGGATTACCCAGTGGCGGCATGACAACTAAAGCACCTGTATTAGATATTTATGATTACACCGATTTTCTGCCAGCTAATCCAAGCCAAACGGCTTTTAGTCCTGCTCAGCCAATACAGCCAATAACAGTAAATGTTCAAGGCTCAGTATTAGATGGTAATGATTTTGTAGATATTGTAAATAACGCTTTGCTTAACTCGCAAAGACAAGGCCGTTCGCAATTTGCGGCAGGTGCGTTGCCATGACAGTACCAACGATTAATGCGGTAATTAACTTTTCTACCGGTGCTGCCTTTGCGCAAGCCATGATTTTGGATCAAGGCATATTAGGTACTAACGTGCTGGCAGATACAGCTGCGCTTATAGTCGATGTAAGTAACGTGGTAGATAGCGTAAGCACCAAGCGCGGTCGATCAGCTACAGCCGATGAATTTCAGACAGGTACGCTGACCCTGCGCATAGTAGATCAGAATGGCGACTTTAACCCGCAGAACTCGAACAGCCCTTACTTTACCTACTTAGCACCTATGCGTAAGGTATCTATTTCAGCTACATCCGCTGGTGTTACCTATCCAATGTTTAGCGGCTTTATTACTAGCTATACAACCACTACACCACAAAATGCTAATGACGTTGTATATACGACTATTACAGCTGTAGATGCTTTCCGCTTGGCTCAGAATGCCCAAATCAGTACCGTTACAGGTGCTACTGCTGGCGATTTAAGCGGCACAAGAATTAACCAGATACTCGACACTATTTCATGGCCACCAACTATGCGGGATATTGATGCTGGTTTGACCACTATGCAAGCAGATCCCGGCACTGCCCGTACTGCCCTAGCAGCCATGACCACAGTAACAACTAGCGAGTATGGCGCGTTATATGTTGATGCATTGGGATCATTTGTATTTCAGGATCGCACGGTGACAGTTGCCAGTATCGCAGGTACGCCTACAGTCTTTAACGATAACGGCACAGATATTGGATATGCCAATGCCGTGTGGCGACTTGATGACACCCTTGTTTTTAACCAAGCCAATATTACGCGCACAGGCGGTTCGGTTCAATCAGCAACTAACGCAGCTAGTATCGAAAAGTATTTTGCTCACACATACAACCAGCAAAATTTACTAATGCAAACCGATGCGGTCGCACTTGAGTATGCCCGTGCCTACGTTGCCAGCCGTGCCGAAACCAGCATTCGATGCGATGCCATCGAGTTAGACCTTTACACAGATAACTATGCCAATGGCATATTAGCTGCCCTTGATCTGGAATTTTTTGACCCTGTAACTATTACGACAAACCAGCCCGGGGCATCAACTTTGACTAAGACATTACAGGTATTTGGCGTTGCTCATTCAGTCACCCCTAATAAGTGGCGCACAACTTTTACGACTTTAGAGCCTGTCATTGACGGGTTTATATTAAACTCAACCCAATATGGCGTACTTGATACGTCTGTATTAAGTTACTAAGGAGATAGAAAATGGCAGCTGGATTAGGCTTTAAGGATTTTGTCACAGGGGAAGTTTTAACCTCTGGTGATGTTGATGGCTATTTGATGCAGGGCGTGTGGGTATTTGCTGATGCGGCAGCCCGTACAGCTGCAGTAACTAGCCCACAAGAAGGCAATATGAGTTACTTAAAAGACACAAACTCAACTGAGTATTACAGCGGTTCGGCTTGGGTTGCAATATCTGGCGGAACTGCTGGGTCATTAGTTAATATTTTGCTTAATTCTAATTTTGCATTAAACCAACGTGGTTACGTATCGGCTGCTAACTTAGCATCAGGCGCGTATGGCTTTGATCGTTGGAAATCAAACTTTACTAACACTACTTTAACCTTTACTGCTTCGACTCAAGGTCAATCACTAACTATTAACTCAGGCGGTGGTATTAAGCAAATTATTGAAAGCGGTTTAGTACCTGCAGGAACTTACACACTTTCATGGACTGGCACAGCTACAGCGCGCGTTTACAACACTGGCGCGACACCACCATCCTACGCAGC